AACTCACGATAGACATCCAACGGATCTCTACCACTCTTCTTAATAAGAGATGGATTAGTTGTGATACCATCAATCAAACCAGTCTCAAAATGTTTGAGAATGGTTGGGACATCAGCAGTATCTAAAAAAATCTTCATTCAGGAACTTCCTCGTAGTTTTCAATAAATTCATCTACTGTAAACAGTAGTGGGTGACATTCTTCTGCTATCAAATAGTCAGACCATCTCATCATATCTGACATAGAATATCCAATGGCATCTGCTGCCTCTTGCTCAACATCTTCAACCTCTTGCATTGGTTGAGGTAACTCCTCAAATGTAAAAGGAATCCCTTGAATATACCACATATCAACTATCTTACCATCTAAGTAGCAATAACTGCGTGTGATACGTCCTTTCATGTCAGAAACCGTTAGTCATTTCCCTCATAGCTCCGTCTACAAATGCTCGTGTTCCCACTGGATCTGGAACGAACTCATCAGGGTTTGGAATATTTAGCTCAGGTTCTTGTGGATCCTCAGCAACTGATGCTACTGGTGAGATAATACAGACAATACCCTTATCAGTTGTTACTTTTAAGGTGTGTCCTTTCTCTACCAGACTTAGCGAGAAAGGCAGGTTATCTTGTAACTCTGCCTGTGATAGTTGAATGATATTCATAAGTATGTAATCATGTCATCTGGTACCAGTCTCTTGAAGTGCTGTAAAGTTTCAGTGAACCCATCCACACCGTCACTACTAAACTCCCACGTCACTATCTCATCATATCCTTCATTGTCCATGATCTTTACTTCTCTTTTCTTTACATCAACCCAGATATGCTCTAGGTATGTGTCTGTGTCTCCTGTTACGTCTGCCATATCGGATGGGTCACTGGATATATTATACACTAGTTCAGCAAAACTGGCAACCCAAAGACCTGACAAGGTCCAGCTGCACAACCGACTGCCATGTAACCGTTGTTGACCACGTATGCTCCTAGACCATTGTTACATTGGTTAATAATGGCACCTTGTGGCACAAACTCAGCAATAACACCAGTGGGTGCTGAAATAAAGGTAGCATGGAATGAGTTCTGTGAACCTGCTAGTATGTCTGCCATACTACTAGGCATCTGCTGACCTACTGATATTCTAACCTGTGTAGGTGGTGCAACGCCTGGGAATGGTAAGTCTGTGGTGATATCAACAATAGCACCCTTACACATAGTAAACTGACCTGTTAAGGATGTCGCTGCCATATTAAACAAAGCAATAAACTCAAATCTACCTGAGTTTAAGAATGATGATATCCAGTTGGCCTGGTTGATTATTTCACCGTCAGCAATGTTTTCAATAGTATTACCTTCTATCTTAACATTCTGAGCGTTGATCTGCATCGACTCAATACCAGCAAAACTTGCTTTTGCTGACTGGAATTTATATTCACCTGCAATAGCAACATCACGGTCACCCTCAAATCTAGCAGATGATTTCTGCTCTGTTGTATCTTGTAAAGTTCCTGTTAACTGAGGACCAAATGCAGTCCTACCCATGTGATCAGATCCTGGTGCGTAAGGTATTTCAGATACAGGATAGAAACCACCGATGTTTTCATCCTCCAACTTCTTCATCCTTCTGTCTATTCTCTTATATAATGATTGTTCAGCAGCAGCAACATATGATTCACTAGAATCAGTAACACTATCTAAATTCTGTGACTGACTAATAACATCAGCAGATACCCTATCTTGAGTAACATTAGTATCTACATTTTTCATTGCTCCACCCTCACCAGTAGTATCAGGTGTGGATGACGATCCTTCTGCCTCTGACTGTGGTCCTTGAGATACGTGTGTATTCCATGATCCACCTACCTCAAAGTGCATGTTCTTCATAACCTTAAGAGTTAAGTCACCCTCAACAGTTATAGCATAGTTACCTTTAATAGTTTCACACTTGTCCTTAGCAATGATCTTAGTCTGATTATTTGGTATGTTATAGTGTATGTTACCAAACTTATCTTCAAAACTACTGACACCACCAGGTCCAGTAACCATTCTCTTCTCTTTACCTGGCGTAGCATCATCTATAATTCTTGTGCCATTTAATCCACTGTAGTTCTGTAGTAGATAGGGATTAATATCCACAAATGACTGGTCAATATAACTACCAACTGCCTCCTTATCCACTGCCATATTCATGGTTGATGTACCTTTATTATAAAGATCATCTACATTCTCGTATGGTGTGCCTTTAATAGCATCCTCTATGTTTTCACATTCCGTGGTACCTATCAGAGGGAACCACGATTTAGACTTCGGACGTTTTATCTTCCTGTTACAACTCTTCTTAAATAATGCTCCAAGAATAGCAAGAAGAATCTGCATCAAACTACCCCAGTCTAGTGAGGTAAAGTCAAACTCAAATATTTGTTGTACTGTATCACCTAATGCCTTTGCCTTACTAAGCATACCCTTAGCAGTGCTAACAGCAGAAATCACATCACCAGCAACACTCTTAACTCTTTGCATTGCAGAGGTAATACCTTTAAGGATACGGTTGCTTAAACCTTTAACAGCAGAATCAATAGTCTTACCTATTTTAGACGTAGCTATCTTATCTACAGCAAGGCTCGCCATTTGGTTAGCAAAGTTTGCCGTGTCACTCAGTGCTCCTTTCACCAGTCCTAACCACATTGGTGTCTTAGCACAGAAGAGAGCAAAGATCTGCTCTAAGAATGTCATCAATAGGTTAACAACTATAAGTGGTACGAATGAAGATATAATCTTAACCAACATTCCTACAACCTCAGCGATTAACTTCGCTAACATCTCTTTCAGAGGTGCAAGAATACCTGCAATACCACTAGACAGGAAGTTCATTACCTTACCAAGGTGCTCTCTCACCTTGTCTCCTGCCATCTTATTACCAGTGATAACAGAAACAAATCCACCAGGTCCAGAAGCCATAGATGATGCCATCTGTCCTAACTCAGTAAGCATCCTAGTTAGATCTTTTTCAAATCCATTACCAGCAGGACCAGCAACACCATCAGCAATAGATTGTGCTTGAATACCTGGTTTAATAGGGTTAGTTACTGCGTTACCATCAACAGTTACTTCAGCAATATTAACACCACCACCTCTAGCTTCTTCAGTAGCACCATCAGGTGTAGCAGGTGTCAATGGTGTTGATGGCATTGGGTTGCCATCCCTTGCCTCTGTACCAGCAAGTGTCTGTTGTTGTGGAGTCTCAGTGGCTAATTCTTTAGCGACAGTTGGATCAGCAAGAGTTGTTGTTGCTTTAGGATCCTGTTGTTGAAATCCTCTGAATGCTCCAAGTACACAAGGTAACTGTGCTTCTTCACCATCAAGGAAGAAACCTAACACCCATGCTCCACATTGTAGTTGTGTCTTTGTACCTGCTGATTTAATCTGGGGTTGGTCAGTTGGTAGTAGCACTGTAGCCCAAGGAAGTACTTCTGTTGGGACTTCCTTTAGATATGCATTACCTTCTGAGTTACCAGTATACCAACCAAGTATACGTACCTTGACACGACCAATTTCAGAGGGGTCTTTAATGTCCTCGACCTCTCCTACCCACCAAGTATATCCATCTCTACCGAGATAATCAGTACGTACTGCCATCGTTATAGTTTTCTTTTATTTATCTCTCTATTGGATAGTAATTTAAGTTGATGACTATTCTTCTCTTCTCATCAGTGCATGTAGATCCACAATGAGATGTCTTACCATCAAATATTACTGCCCTATTAGCTTTACTGTATACTTTAGTACCATCCTCAAATAATGTGAATCCATTATTATCATTTACATAGTATACACATGTCTTAGTATTCTTCCAATCCTGATCGTAATGAAACCCATGCTCTACAATCTCTGGACTCATAGGATTTAAGTTTGCTTTGATCTTTATGAGAGCACCTATGTTTAACTTATCAAGTATAGGTACTATATTATCAAAGTGATCACTCCTAGGTGCACCATCTTTATAAAACCAATGACATAGCTGCCAATTTTCCAGATCTCTACACATATAACTATCACCTTCCTCATAACTTTCAAAGAGGACTTGGTTTCTCCAGTACCATGGGAAATCATGGTCATCAAGAATCATTTTCTTTAGTAGATTATATTCATATGGATCTAATAAACCATCTACTACCTTTACTGGTCCTTTTACTTGTACAAGATTCATAATAATTTAAAACGAAATTCACCTTCCTTTTCTTCTTTACCCCATCTAAACTCACCAGTCTCTAAATCATATCCAGTATCAATAGCACGATACTCTGCACCATTAAATCTTATCTTTGAGACCATCCTCGTGTTACCTTGGATACATTCTCCATCAAGAGTCCCATTCCACCAAGATCCATCCCAGTGCCAAATGAAAGGACAGGAAGGAGTATTAGTGATAACATTAGTAGTTTTAGTATAGACAATATTTTCATCCATCCTTGCCCAATCGTATTGAATATAATTATACGGATCAGCTTCACCCTTATACTTGTACCAAGACTTTGCTAATATTATACCATAACTAGGTTCAGTTATTCTTATATCAATTTGAGGCCACGTAGAAGGATTAGAAAATGCTTGATCTCTATTTCTGTAATGTCCTACTACTTCGTTAAACAGCATAACCAATAGATTTCCAATTAGATGGGTCTATAAGAGCAAATTCATTGTTACTCTTATCAGGATCTGATGTCACCATTATATCATAAGATACAGAATAGCGTGAAGTACTACCATGATATGTTTCAACTTCATGCTCTAATGGGGAAGGGAATATGAATACTCTATTCTCCATTGGGACATACTTTGTATCCATATAATTCAGATCATTATATTCTTCTACATGTATAGGTAGATTATTAGCGTGTGGTGAATGAAATTTAAGATGTCCACCAGTCATTACATTACCTGTCTTAGGATAATATACTACACTCAACACTGAATTAGGATGAGTATGTCTATTAACCTTACCACCTTTCTCTAGTATAACAGGCCATGCCTTTGATGCATATAATTTAATTTTATCTGTATCAACTGCAAACTTTTGCAGAAATTGCTCACAATGAAAAGCAACCTGCATGTTTAACCAAGAGAATCTTATATCATTAAACAAACTATAGTTCCCATAGTTGTCACCTGAGTAGATGTAATTTTCCTGTATGACAGGTAAATTATCAGAATAAATCCCCTCGAAATACTCAATCATATGCTTCTGAGTATTCTCTGAGGGGTTTAAATCTTCATGATATATTGCGGTTGGGAACCATAAATCAATCGTCATATACTAAGCATTCTGGCTCATCTGGATGTTGGTCACAAAACAATTCAAGTGCATTTGGATCGTGGTGATCACCTGCTACAATCTCGTCATGATGATGCTCTTCATATTCTATGAGGTCATGCAACTCCTCTTTAGCATGTCTGCGAGCAGCAGGATTTGCTAGTGGATCATCAATGATCTCTTTATCTTTTTTAATATGGTCTTCTATAGTTGTCATGGTTGTCTCTGTAGAGAGTATAGTTATTTAGGCACCGAGTCTCTTACTAGGTATAATTTTGTAGTCATACCTGTCTTCTTGTAGATATGTGTTAATCCTGCAATAATATATTTACCACTAAACCTGAAATCTAACTCTACATTCTCACCCTCTTCCCTAGAAGATGGGATCTGAATTTTAATTAGATTACCTGCTGTGAGTGCACTATTACCAGGAATCGTTATATCTAATTTAATTGCCTTAAATAGATTATACCTTGCCGAAGCATATTGTGCAACAGCCATGGTATCTACGTTAGGATTTGTTCCGTTATTCACATTTCCAGTACTGGTTTGATTCTTCATTCCAGGTAAACATCTTATCTTCATCCTAGTAGGCTTTGCTTTCTTCATGTCAAAGAACTCTGGAATTGGGAATGGTGGATTCTTTTCCAGTGTAGTTGCCTTCCCAAATACTGCATGGAAATCTAGTACTTTAAGATCACTAATAGTACCACCTGGTTTATCTGATAACCCATCTCCTTTCGTCACACCACCTTCAGATGTTATTGATCCATCATCTACTTCATCTGATGTTTCATCTTTAGATCCAGATACAGGAGCAAAACTATCTTTCTGTGATGCTAATGATATACCAATAGCAGAAGTCTTATAGGTACCCATCCTCATGTTAGCAAGATGGTTTGCCTTATCAGGGTATGTTAATGATTCAATAGAATAATACTTATTGACACCTTCTTGAGCACCCTGCACATAGGTATATGTGTAAACACCATTCTGTGTTGCTTCTCCTCCTGCAATACTATCAATAGATCTAAAGTTAAACCCATTCCTATTCTCCCAGAATAAGAATCCTGACTGTTTCTTATCTGCTTTACTGTCTGTCAATCTAGTTACCTTATCAGATAAGAATGCTATAGCATCAGTAGGTTTCCAACTACATGCTATGAAAGTATATTTGGAGTGATTTTCAAAATTATTCTGATTAACTTTCTTACCACCCTTACACTTAAGGTACTCTGTACAGATATGCTTGGGTACGTTATCTACATCCTTAGACTTTTCACCTGGTCCAAAACATTTGAATACTTTATTACTCTCATCATGATACATCTCTGGAGATACACAATGTAGGATATATAACTGTCCTCTCTCAGTCTTAGATATACTACCAATCTTATATACCTTAAGTTTAGTATGTAAATCTTCTCCATTAAATGCAGTTGATGTAGATAGTTGTATCTCTACTTCCTCACCACCAAATATTTGTAGATTGAAGTCAATAGCATCAAGGATACTAATATCACATCTTATAAAGGAAGACTCAATAGATTCGTGATACTGGAAATCAAGTATCATATCCTCTATATTATATGTCTTCTTACCATCTGCTGTCTTCAACAATAACTTCTTAATATGAAACTCTCTGGCATTATCACCAGACTGATTCATATCTTGTGAGATACCATATTTAATAGTCTTCCAAGATTCTGTTATGTCATCTATAAACTTTGCTATTGCCATTTACATAAACTCCACAGGATCTGTTAAAAATTCAGCGACAAGACCATACTTAGGTTGTATATACTTGTCAGCATCTAGGTGATGATCACCTGGTACGACAATAGGATTGTCTTCTGCCATACCACTACCCATCTGTAGAGCTGGTGCCTCTTGCTCTATAACTGTAGTAGTACCACCCTCTAACTGCTCTTGTAATTTCTTATGTCTTCTCTCTGTCTCCTTCTGTTTTGCTTCTTCTATCTTAGAACCAACATTATCTTTCAATCTTGTTGCACCATCAAGCATACTACCACGCTTATCAAAATCAAACGCACCACCAGTAGCAGTATCAGCAGCACCAGCTAACCATCTTGCTACACCAGTTGGTTTGCCTTCATCATCTTTAGCACTAAGATGCTTACCAGTAAACTTAGCTAATCTTACTGCTGGATGCTCATTAAATCTATCCTTTAACCACTGACCACCCCATGCATAAGTTGGTAAAGTATATCCACCTCTCTCTGCCTCCTTATATCTTCTAGTAGTTAGACTCTTATTACTCTTAGTTGCAGGAGTATCAAATGGTACCACAAATGCACCACCCGATGCCTTCTTCTTGCCTACCCATTCAGTTCCATGACCGATAAACGATATGGAATTTCCACCATCAACAGACACAGGGTACCCAGACTGAGGTCCACTTATCCAACCACCCTTAGCAAGAGGTGGTACCTTACCACCATCCATCTTACCTTTAGGTTTATCTCCCACAGCTTCTTTCTTATCTCCACCTGTGAATAGTTTAAGGACAGCAGTTAATGCTTTAATACCTAAGAATAAAGGTGCAAATATTACTTGAATACCTGTGCTTATAATCTTGGTTATCAATGGTAGGTGTGGCTCTACAACCTCAAGAATCTTACTCATGAATGCACCAAGAGTAGTAAAGAACTCCTCTAATGGTTCCTTGATAGACTCTATTACACCACCAAATACAGTCTGTATCTGTTTAAAGAATTTACTGATAGGTTCTACAATAGGTTCTATTAAACCTCCAACTGCCTGACCTATCTTACCACCTGCTAATCCACCAAGTGCACCACCAACAGCACCCATACCTGGAATACCAGACATTGATCCTAGTTTAGCACCAAGCATCTGACCGCCAGCAGCACCTACACCTGCACCACCTGCTTCAGCAGCACTACCACCAGAAGCTGACACTGCCATAGCAGCAGCAACACCTGTTCCACCAGCAACAGCAAATTTACCTAACTTACTAGAGAAGAAGTTACCTTTCTGACCACCTATCTTCTTAAGTTTAAGTGCCTTTAACTTGTCTGCCTTACTAGACAGTCCAAATAATCTCTTAAGACCTCCCAGTAATCCTTTGACTACCATACCGATAGTCTTAATCATTAACTTAGGATTCTTTAAGAATAAGAAGGTACCAAATAATGGCACTGCACCAAGAAGAAACTTAAAGATACCAAAGAAACCTTTCAGACTTATGGGGTTCTCTAGGAATTCAGTGAGTCCATCTAAGGTTAGACCTGCAAGGGTACCTACTACATTGAATACAAACTTACCTATGTTTGCTAATGTAACAGCAAAAGTCTGCACTGCCTTGGGATTCTTAGCAATCCATTCAAATATCTTATATGTGATAAGAGTCTTTAGAAGACTTTGAAGAGATGCAAGAAGTCCTCCACCAGTTTCTTTAGTCTTCTCAATAATACTCTCACCTATTCCTTTCTTCTTCTTTTTCTTCTCTAACTTCTTCTCCGTCTTATCCCTCGCCTTAAGTTTTCTCTGATCCTTCTGTTGCTTCTCCTTCGCCTTAACTCTCTTCTTCTCTAACTTCTCTTCTTTCTCTTCTTGTTTAACTAATGCAGCATTATTTGCTATCTGCTCTCTAATATTATCACGCCATGTCTCTAATGTAGTTTGTGTATTAGATGCAATACTATTAAGAGTCTGACCTATTGAGTTAAGTCCTGCCATTACACTGGAGAACCCAGTATTAAAACTCTTCTCAACCTTTGGTAATCTCTGTGCAGCAGTAAGTGGTGTGTATGTAGATTGTACACCTTTAACACCCTTATAAGCAATCATCTTATAAAGGGCTGGTTTATTTACTTTAGCTGCTACTTTTGCCATTTATTAACAAGTAAACATTGGACTAGGAACTGTGTATACTGCCCTACTATTAGTACCTACCTGTACATTATTTATTACTGGAACCTTGGTGTTAACCATCACTGTCCTAGGTGGTAATACTATATCTTTAAGATCAGCATCTTTCTGTGCCTTATGGGTAAACTGTGCCATTGCTGCATCTCTACTTTCAGTCATTGCTTTCAGTTGATTTGGTTGAGCAACGTTCCTCTGTGCCATTGGCACTTCATCTGATAGTGAGGATCCAATGATAGACTTTGGTACCTCCATCTTCTCGGATGGTTCCTTACCACCCTCAGATGCCTTCCAGAAGTACTTATTGATAACCTTACCACCTTTCGCATACTCCATTGTTGTAAGGTTAGTGGTTATATTGTGGACAGCACCACCCTTCATTCTCTGAATGACATCAGGTTCCCTGAAGGGTACTATTCCACCTCTACTCCTGTGATGAATAGTCTTAGTTATAACCTTTCCACCTTCTGCCTTCTTAGCAAGGTCATCCATCTGGACATCCCTACCTGGATCCCTACCTCTTATAACATCCCATGCAAATCCTATGGGATTCCTCATGAATGCAAATATCTTCTTAGCTGCATTGATGATGAAACCAATAGTATTACCTAATACCTTTATTACTCCACCTAATAAGTACTTGACGATTGGCATCAACCAACCCACTACATCCATTAATACATTACCCATCTGTCCTACAAACTGGAAGAAGGTACCAAAGAATTCTGTTATACCTGTCTCTTCAGCAATACCCTTAACTACAGAAAACAACATAGTAAACATCTTCTTGATAGGTTCAAAGAGAGGTTTAATAACTGGTAGAAATGTCTTACCTACCCACTCTCCTAAGAATCCACCTAAAGCATTACCAACTATAGGTCCAAATGGTCCTAAGAATGGTGTCAATAATGCAGCACCTATCATTCCACCTGCTGCCTGACCTACACCTGCACCAATTGCTTCAGTCTTATCCTCACCACTAGCGATACCTGCTGCGATTCTAGTGATACCACCTACAACAGCAAGACCTTTCTGTGCACCAGGTTTCATCATCTTCTGACCGAAGTTCTTACCTTTCTGTAATCTGGTAGGATTCTTTACCCTGTTGTTAAATCCTGCACCAACCTTCTTTGCCTGTGAATGCTTACCCTGTGCTTTTAACTTCCTCTGTTGTCTCTCTACTGACTTCTTCTGAGCTTTATACTCTTGCTCAGTGTATATCTTACCAGTTTCCTTATCCTTATATCCAAACTTACGCCATTGCTCTTGCTTCTTCCATGTTACCTCAGCATCTGTGGTCTTATTAAAAAGACCCATTAACTTCTTACCGTCAGTGAATAGTTTTAATGGATTTAACAGGTATCTCAACCCTGCTAATCCTGCCATCAGCTGGAAGAATCCAAATATTCTACTGAATCCTTTCTTAGTACCTTGCTCATTGGTACCAAATAACTTAGTAAGTCCACCAGCTATCATGCCAACGACACCGCCAGCTAACCAGAACACAAACTTACCTATGGATACAAATAACTGAAATACCTTCTGAGCTTTCTTTATATTCTCCTTATCTGTCAACCATTTAAAAAGACCCATCTTCACCATAAAGGTAAAAATAGGTGTCAGGAAACCACTCAGCATCTTCATAAAGCTGGTAGCTGTCTTCTTAAGCTCCTTACCCTCTTTCTTTTTCTTTTTCTCTGGTTTCTCTGTTTCTTCTAATTCTTGCTCTTTCTCTTCCCTTCGCTCCAACTTAAACATATCCTTGAAGCCTTTAGACCACTTCTGAAATACGTTTAGACTTTCCTTACCTTCTTGCTTCTCTTCCTTTGATTTGACCCTATAGTTCTTCCTTAAATATGATCTCTCAAACTGAATTAATTTATGTGTCTCTATATTATTGTTAGCAATACTGGTCATTGTTACACCAGTACGATTAATACCCTTCCGAATACTATTGAAAGATCCAGAATAAGCCCCATCATCCTTGATGGGTTTAATTCTAACAAAATTTTTAATTGCCATTATAGTGACATTTTACTTTCTTCTGCCTTTTGCCTTCTCTCTTCCTCTTGTATGTGAGCAATAAGAAGGTTCACATATACATCACGTTCCCACGGCATCATATTTTCCAACTCTGTTAAACTGTACTTGTGATGTTGCATTAATGCGAAGTTTGTCTTGTAGTAATTCTCAAGACTGTCATGCATTAACGCTACTCGAAAAAACTTGCTAGTCCCTCCAGTACCATATCACTCACTACTTTAGTTTTAGGGTTGGTCACCTTTATAGTATAAGACAACTTAGGCATTGTCTCGAAGAATAACTGAACCTTTTGAAATTGCTCGGCATTCAAATTCTCAAGGAATTCTAGTGCTTCTGATTTACTAAAGGAATCATATACTTCTTCTTGATCGTATACTTGACCTATACAACCAGCAGCTAACTCAAAGATATCATCTATATCGGGATTCTCACTAAGGTTTTGTTTAATGAATACATCCAATGAAGGATACTTCATAACTACACCAACATTATCATCTAATAAGATCTTTGCCTTATGCTCATCAGGAACCTCGACTCCCACTTCACCTAGAGGTACTGTTATGTTAACCTCTGTCTTCTCATCATCAGGACAAATTACTTTGAATTCACTTACCTCACCAACAGCAACAGATCTGATCTTTAAGAAGATATATTCAATCTCAAAAGTAGCGAGATCTTCAACCTTAGTTTTCAGGTTAGTGCAATTTTTAATGATAGTCTTCACTGCCTTAACCATCTGCTTGTTGTCTTGCGACTCCATAGCTAAGTAAAGCAATTTCTCTTCCTTAACTAGGAAGGGTCTATATGTGATTTTTGTACCTGTAACAGGTAAAGTCGCATCATACTCAGGTATGGATAACTTAGGTAAAGGCATAACAATTAATAATTATATTTCTATTTAGACACCAAACTGGGCTGCATCTTGCTGTTTAGCAGATATCCCAACATTCTCTAATGTACCAGTTGCACTGTTTATGTATCTATCAGGTGCATTTGGACCTAAAGTATCTGCACCTACTTGATCGAATCTATATCTCTCAAACTTAAACTTAGTACTAAACTTAACTAACTGTGTAGGACCATTATTAAATGTCACTCCTGCCATATCAAAAGGCCATGCACTAAAAAATTGCCAAACTCCTGTTACAGCATTCATTCTTTGCTTATATAAGGCTCCTACATCAGTAATTCCTTCCCAACTGACAGGAGATCCTACTTCCCACTTAGTTATCATAATATTAGTGGTATATTCATCATATAGTGTGGATCTATTCTCCATATCAGGTGCTGCCCAGTTCATCCATTGCTCAAAGAACTGACGATGCCACATCTGTTTATCTGATAAGAATGTAATATCTAACTCACCCATCTGCTGTCCTCTTGCATGTGAATATGCAGCACCTTGCCATGCAGCAGCCACCTGTGTGTCCTGTATTCTCTTTCCAGGTATTGATACCTGATCAGCAAGATAGTTGATCGACATGAAAGCATCCCTTCTATCTTTATTAACAAAATTTGAATTTGCTAGGAGACAGTTAGGGAGATAGATTTTAACGCCATAGAGATTCGACCTGGAAGGTTCTTTCTTACCAGTCTGTACCAGGTCTCTAAAAATCCCAAAATTATTGGCACTCATTTGAGTTTACTCCAAATTATGCTGCTTGGCACTTCCATAGTCCTACCAAGACCTTTCGGTTGTATAACAAATTGCTCAACTGGAAGTGGTGTCATATCATTCAATTCCTCTTGAGGAACATTATATGCCCTAGTGACACTAGACATAAAGTATTTATGATGGCAACGCATAGGATATGAAATACTACCAGCAGCCCATGTATTTGCCATACTTTTCCTACTATTAGGTCTCAGATAGTGCATATTCCCGCCAGAGAATTGCATCTTCTGATAGTCCACATCTGTGATTAGTACCATAGGAAAGGTATCCCACCACTTTAAATCTGGTGTCTGAGCTGAATAATTGAAAAATATAATATCACCCACAGTGAAACCACCAGTATAATCTTCCAACCCATATGTTAGTTGCTCTCTATACCACTGTTTAGATTGTGTTGCTCCTCCTGCGAGGTCTTTTACGTCTGTGAAAATACTCATACATTTAGATGGTTTTCTGTGAGTATAATAAATTGAAATCCTTTGTGTGCACAGAATTGCCGTGCTGCTCTCCATTTAGCAGAATTTACACCCCAAGTCTTAACTTCACTTAAAAAAGTCCGTGGTTTCTTCTTACCACGTTTCGGGGGTTTAGTCTGTGCAGCTGGTTTAATTTCGATGATCGATTTGGCGATCCTTCCATCTTTAGTTCTCGCTCTGACATAGAAATCAGGATAATAACGGTGAATCCTATTATCCACGGGAGACTTATAAGGAATAATAATCTCTTCACTTCCCCACTCCAATACATTGTTATTTCGATCACACCAATGCATAAACTTTTTTTCCCACAAACTCCTATAAATAATATTGGTATGATCACCTCTATACTTATGTTTGTTTGATGGTCTGTATTTTCCTTTGTAACTCATGACAGCACCACTAGTATTTCCCAAGGCTAAACCAATAGGAGTTAACTCATCATCTAGTCGAGAAGCGATTACTAGTGAATCAGCGTTCCCTACTAAAGTCATTGATTATCTGAAATTTGATGTTTTTGATCAAAAGACAAATACAATGAAGGATAGTATATACTTATATTTACCCAAGAACTTAGTTGAAGGTCATAATGCTAAATGGGATAGTGTTAGTTTAGGACCAGCAGGTAAAGCATTAGTAGGTGCAGCAGCAGATGTTATTAATAGTGGTGGTGATGTAACTGGTGATGCAGTAGGTGAATCAATTAAAAAAGCAGCAGAAGCTGCAATGCCACAGTTAGGATATAAGGCAGCTGCTGATGTAATCAATACTGCTATTAGTGCAACTGGTGGAAGTGGTGGTTTAAGTAGAGATCAACTAACCTCAATCACTGGTAAGAAGATATTCAACCCATATGCTGAGGCAGTATATGGTGGACAAGCAGGATTCAGAGAACACTCATGGGATTGGCAATTAGTACCTAAGAGTGCTGATGATGTCATAACAATATACAATATAATAAAAAAATTAAGATTATACTCACTTCCAGGCAAAGGTAATAACAATTGGTTAACAATTCCAGAATATTTCCGTTGCACTCATGTTAGATACGTTGATAAGGGTGGTGGAAATGAATCTATCAGTAATCCTGAGACTGGTGGTCAACCTGGTATATTAAGTGCCATAATGCAATTCCCTACTAAAATGGTACTTAAGAATATAACAGTTAATATGACTGATTACACTTCATTGAAATCAACAATGCCAAATCAACAATTTAATGATTTTGGTGCTATGAATTATGGTTTGAAACTATCATTCATGGAAACTGCATTCCTCACCAAGGAAACATATCAACCAATACCAGCAGCAGTGCCTAGACAAGCCGCTGGTCAAGATAATTATACAGAAGACCAACAACAGTGGATGGATATGATCACTGACATGTTGGGTGACTTTGGACCAACTTACCAATCATCTAATACAGCATAATGGCATATTTCAGTTATTTACCTGATGTCCACGTAAGAACGTCTAGTTATCGTCAAAATAACGTAGACCCATTTACCCTTGCGAAGAATATCTTCAGAAGGATCAAAATACGTGAAAACTTAGATGACATCATTTTAGGATTTGACCAATATACTGTAAAAAACAACCAAAGACCAGATCAGGTTGCTTTAGACATATATGGAAATATGCAATATGACTGGGTTGTCCTACTTTGCAATAATATCATTAATGTGTATGAAGAATGGCCCATGTCCGAAGATGAGCTAGAAAGATATATTGATAGCTCATATGAAGAGGATGCAGATTCTATCCATCACTGGGTTACTCAAAGAATCACAGATTTAAGAGGTCGCACATTAGTAAAGGAAGACCGTATAGTACCAGAAACATATTCATATAAGAGACCTGATGGTACTCTTATTGCCAAAGAAGAGACTGTTAGACCTGTATCTGTCTATGATTACGAATCAAGTAAAAATGACCAAAAACGCAATATTTACCTTTTGCGTAAAGAGTACATAACAGCGTTTATTGAAGAATTTAGCACTTTATGCGAATATCTTCCAAATAGCGAAGTTGACGAAGCAGAAGGAATTAAGAGATCTAAAAATACAGTACAGGAACAGTTTATTACTGTTAAACCGACTTATAATACCAATATCGGTCAAAGCAGTTCTATCGAATTTGCTTCAGAAGCAGATTACTCCTCTAGGACATTTGATACTTCAGATCCAACTATTAATGCAGGTGACGTATTATCGGATGGTACTACTGTAGTTACTACATCATCATCTACATCATCATCTACATCAACAACTGGTGCACAAGATAGTGGCACTACATCTAACCAATACGGAAGTTCTTCTGGAGGATATTAACAATGGCAACTTATAGACAATTTATAGAAGAAGCAAGGAAAAAGGTCAAAGTTAAACTTAAAGATCCATCAAAGATCAAAGTTAAGGTAACTGATATCGGACCTGGTGGTAAAG